ATCCATTTCTGGTTGTTGTCGCGGTAAGCCAATTTTTGCATACCAAATCCTAGCCTCTCCCTCAAACATCTTGATAATCGGAATTACTTTCTTCATTCTATTCACGCTTTCTCCGCTCTTAGCGGTCACAACAATAGTAATGTATCTTCATCGTCGTGTTCATTGTGCGCCTGTTTATCCAGTAGTGGCATGATAAACCAAGCGCTTCTCTGTCTCGCGCGTTGTCTTCCAATATATCGTTCTGGTTCAGGTTCGGGTTCAGGTTCATTACCATTAACTGTTCCGTATGCGCTCAACGTTGCCATTCCTAACCATGTATTTAGTGAGGCAGTGATAGCACCTGTGATTACTTCCCCGTGAGCCTGGAGAGTGGCACTTCCCAATACTCTCTCAAGATGACCGCCTGCTAAATTCTTGCCGATGGAAGCCAGGGTGGCGGCATCCAATGTCTTAGTCATGTTCCCGCTAACAAGCAGGATACTGCCGCTATTTAGTAGTACCGCGCCAAGAGTAACATCGAGATTACCATAAACAGATGATTGTTGTCCAGATTGCGCGGCTGGCTGGTAAACACGCCGCGTCATCCGTGTATCATTACTTCCATTCAGCGGGAGTAACGATACATCCCACGTCCATCCTGTCGCTGAACTCGTGCGGACATCAGTAGAAACGGATGACGCAGGGCGTAATACCACATCAGGCATGACTAGATCCCTTGCACGTTTATAGTTGCCCCGGCAATATCAGGGGCCGCTTTGTAACTCACAACGATATTGGCTGCTCCATAATAGGGAGTGTAAACCGTATAGGCTCCGGTAGTGTCTGATAACGTTGTGTACACAATATCCCCCGCCACCTGCCCCAGGCATAGCACAATGCAACCCGGCATGGGTGTACCATATACATCACGGGTCACGCCGTCAATGCGATAGCGGGTATTCGTGCCATTGATGCGGCAGCGAGAAGCGCCCCAGGCTAACGTGCCTTTAGATAACCATACGCCTTGATCCTTCTCCGGGTAATACATTTTCGGGCGCGGCCATCTTGGGCGATCTCCAGATTGCAAGTAGTAGGTTTTGAGTTTCAGCCCATAACGAGGCTCCGAGTTAGTCGGGGTATCCATTGGGTTTCCAAACCAACTCGTTCTTCCTGATGCCGGATGAGTATATACTCCATCGAAGAATCTACTTGGCATGGCTGCCTCCTGGGTGGAAAGCGATTGAATAGGACGCCATACGTTTGGCTCCAATGCGTACATCCAGAATCGGCGTTAACGCATCTGTGCGTTTGCAGTATGGGCATGGTCTATGCTCTGCCGCGCTCCATGTCAAATCGTCGGCCAGGAACACACGCATACAATGCGAACACACCATTTCTTTTTTCTCGCTCGCCTTGTCATTATCCCATTTCATCGCCGCCTCTATTCATCAAGAACAACGTGGACATCACTGGCCACGCTAACGGTAATATTGTTATACACTAACCCATAACTGATCGGGATAACCAGGCCATTCGGGAACGTGGCAATAAAACCTACACCTACAGTTCCAGCAAGGGGATAGCGTCTCAGGAAAACGGTCGGCGCGGTTGGGGGTGTTGCCCACGACAGCGCGGTAGTAACTGTGCCAGCGGGATCACCAGGGTCTTCCGCCTGTACAGTCACGCCGCCTGCGGGCGTGATACCAATCGCCGCCGGGCGTCCTATGCCTATAGTCTGCACGGTTGCGGTGGCCGAGAAGAAACCCATCTCCATAACCTTGGGGCGGTCAGTGGCGGCAGTACGCAATTCCCAACAACCGACGTTGATCGTGAACGTTGAAGTCCTTTGTGCTGCTGAATAAATAGCCATTTGTAAACTCCTATTGTTTGATTCCTTCACGCATTGGCGTCAGTCAACGCGAAGGTTATTACGTTTATTGTTTGTCCAACTGCGACATTGGTATTATCCAGTATCATGTCTGTTCCAACCAAACCAACTGTTCCTTGCATTCCACAGGTGACACCATCGCTTGCCATAAGCCGGAAAAAATCAGCTGTACCTGCACCTGTTGCGGTTGTACTCCATGATCCCAACAGGGTCTTTATACCATTTGCAGCTGGATTCATCCAATCGGTAGGCAGAGTCATAGTTGCCAATGTGGTTGCTACGATTGACGCGGCACAATCGCTAGGCGCGCCAGCCGTCAGATCATAGATAAGTAATTTCGCCGCCGTACCCACAATCGCTTCCACTTGATCCAATCTTGCATTTCTAACCGCTATACTCATTTGAATAGCCATGTTTATACCTCTGGTTCATACTCGTACTCAGTAACCGAATCGGTTCCTGTAATCTCGCGGGTAATAGGATCGCGGGTTACTCTCTGCGTCTCTTTCGCTTTGCGCGCCCTATTCGTTTGTGACATCTGCTGCGGAGGTTGTTGCACCTCAACAACTGGCTCAGGTATATTGATATTTACAGTCGGAGCGGCCTGCTCTGGAATATTGACATTGACCGTTGGCGGTACTACGTCTTTGGGTTCTGGAACGATTACATTGATAACAGGCGGTTCCACTTTCTTAGGCTCCCCGCCCATCTCAATGATATCTCCAGATGGAGAAGTGAATCGTACTAGTGGCGATGGAACGTTCACAGTGATATTCATATCATCTTCTCGCTTGCCACGTTGCTTTTTACCGTTGCCGCCTTCCGCTATCGCGTGGGCTTCGCGGGCGTGATACATCTCCAGCGCCAGGTTACTGATACCCAGGCGGTACTTCGCCGCCTCCTCGGTTGGCACTGGTTCAGGTGGTACTACGGGCGGCACGGCAGGCACGGCTGGCTGAATAGCCGCCATGTCCTTCTTGGCTTGCTCTTGCTCAAGTTTCAGTGCGGCGCGCTCATCCTCATCGAGAATCTCTAGCAGGTCATCGCTCAGCACCTCATCAATGTCATCCGTACCCAACGCGGTGAGCACCGGCGTCCACAGCGCTTTGAGTATTGCGCGCTTGGCCTGCTCCGGGATCGTGGTGTCACTGCCCATTGTGTTAATCATAGCTGCGATTGGCGTAACCACACCAGGGAAGTCTACCAGGCTGAGAGTGTCAATACTAACCGTGCAACTCTTGTCCTCGAACGATGCACCGCCCCACTTCTCCGCAGCCAGCAGCACGATCTCAACCATCTTCTTAAACTGGCATGACCAAAACGATTGATAGCGCGCCCATTGCACAGCCTGCGTTTTGTCCATCGCGACGGCGGTCGCCCAACGCGAGGTGTCCAGGCCTGCGGTAGTTGGGAATAGACCCGCGCCGATCAGCGCCATCCATGAGAATACTTTATTGTCCTCGGACGCGTCACCCGCGCCGGTGGTCATGGGAAACTCGGTATGAGTAGCACTGGAATTATGTATCAACCGACTTCCAGGAACAGGGGCAGGATTAGCATCTGTATATCCTGCGCCAGCCGTTCCAAGTTGGCTATCGAAACGGCCTCTAACAGCTGCCACTGCACGGCTCCCGCCTTGTACCACTTCCTCACTCACATAACTGGCTTTGTTGCGCGCCACGGTTAGCCGCGTCTCAACAAACTCCTTGTGAGCTGAGAGATAGGGCGCAGCGATGCCCAGGATAGGCCAGCCGTGCAAGCTCTTGGATGATTTGCGATTGTGCGCGATATGCAGTACAAATACACTCGTGCCATTGTTCTGGCTCATTGATTCGGATACCGTCACAACTGCATCCGCAGCCAGTTGCGCCTTCGCTAAGTCCTCCTCGTGGTAAAAGTAAGTATGCCAGTCCGGGTAATACAGGGTATTGGTGGACATGGTAGGGCCGGTGAACTCGCGCTTGTAGTACAATGGCTCGTTCTTGTTGTCGGGATTGGTGACGATCTCTTTGATTTCGTCACTATCCAGCAACTCAAATTTCACCGTGCCGTCAGCGATACTGACGAAAGCAGCCATATAGATTTCACCATCAACGAGGACATTATTGCTGAGTTCCTGAATGGCATCGTCATCAAATATAGCGCTATTGTGCCATACTTCATCCCACAACTCCTCGGCTTTCTCGTCGTTGCAGGTGACGGACACCTTCTCGCCCAGGCCATTATTCGTCCATGTCTGAACGCTCCATTGCGCAAGTGGCGAATACAGCCATTGCTGGCGGCTCTCCTGTACCTGGTAATAGCGCGCATCCTCGATATTCGTCAGGTATGCCGCTCCCGATTGACCAGCCTGAAGCGCCCGCACGAGCTGTAACACCGTGCTGCTGTTGTACTCGCTCAGTTGCGAGATCAGCATTTCGGGGGGCATGCGGAAGCGCCCGTTCTGGTAGGCGTCGTACAGTTTATCGACCGCCTCGGCTGTCTGTGTCCGCTCAAGTTTCAGCGGCTTTCCACCAACGAGCGTGATGAGACCGGATCTAAAATCGTTGAATAATGTCATGTTATGTGTTCTCCTGCTCCCTTTTATCCATACTACAATAACCTAAGATTGATGTCGAGTTGGTTCTGAATCTCGATTGCAACGAAAATCAGAAACATCGATCCTGCCGTAAACGGCCCTGTTTCCGTGTACACCGCGTAGACCAGGAGCAGAGTTAACAAGAATCGAACTATACGAGCAATACATCTAAATGTCTTCATCGTTCGCTCCCTTCTCTGGTATTGCATCTACATCAGCAAGCGAGACCCAGTCGCCTTTAACTATTTCGTGTTTTGCGTGATATGTCAACATGCCGTCAACCAGCTTTGATCCATACCACCACCCATAACCACCTTTTCCGATAAACACATTGATAGGTTCGCCCGATAGGGCATTATTACACGCCACACCTAAAGTATCTGGCGATTCTGGAATATTATCAGACCTTACCGCCATATCTATAGCATGTGACAATTCCTGCAAATCATCCGAGTATGTTTCTAGTCGCATCTTTCGCTCCCTTCATCCGATCCTCGCAGGCTGGTACACAACCTGCCTGGTTACAATCTCCTCGCCGTAGAGCCAGTGGGCGAAGTATCTCGCGGCGTCAAGTGCATGGTCAAATTCTTTGACCGGCTCGTCTTTGCCCAATTTCCAGGTGTAACTCTCAAATTCGTTGATCGTGTTTACACATGACGGGTCAACTGTTAGTCGCGGCTTGCCATCATGCGCCACTTTGAGTAAGTCCTGGATAATCGTTATCCCATCCAGCACGCGCCCTTTGTGTCCTTCCGCCACCATCCCATAATTGCGCAGGTCGGCGATTAGCCCAGCTGCAGATGCGTCAACGATTGCGGCGTTGGTGTTGCATTCAAGCGCCCACTTTTGCGCGGTTTCACACACGCTGGATTGGAGCACACCGGATTGGTAGAACTCACGTGCAATGTGCAAGCGCCCATCTCCGTCAATTCCAATAAGTAGGATGACGGCAGGGTTAGTGTATCCTTCGTCGAGTGCCAATGCCCAATACTGAAACTCTTTTGCGTCTCGCTGTTTGACGTGCAATTCGTGAGTAAAGGTATCATACACTGCTCCCTCGGCGCTTGCCCATTCTCCTTGCAGAAGTCGCTTTCGGCGCACACCTGACAAATTATCCAGGATTGACATTGTGACTTTGCCGCGCTCAGTAATGTTTCCGTGGTCATCATACAATGTAGGATTATCGGTGTGTACACTTATAAGACGGAGCAACGACTTTCGGGAACGTATCCAATGTTTACTACCCGCCGGATTACAATCGCCCATAATCTGTGAATAAGGCGAATGGTCAGCACGTCCAGTCACGCGGGTGACTAGTGTTTCCCAATCATCTTCGGTAAACTCTTCAGTCTGGTTGGTATAAATAAAGTCGCGTTCTCCGCCCAGAACCTTTGCTGGACTGTCCATGCCACCAAGCCATATTTGTGATCCATTCGGGTACATATAGCGTTCAGGGCGTGTACCACCCAAAAGGCGAATAGCATCCAGATTAGCAACCTTCTCGAAGGTCTGACATACTGTACCGGGCAGTGTCGTTGCAAACTTGCGTACAATAGCAGCTTGGCAACCAGGATACTTCCACATTAGCGCATCCAATTTGTGCAATCCACCAAACGTCTTTCCTGTTTCAGCCGGCCCAACTAACATCAATTCGTGATCGTGACAACGCCAAAACTCACGCACTGCACCACGGAATGTAACGCCTATCTTACTATCTTGTGTTGCTTCCACAATCTGATAAGTTGCGCTCATAACTCATCCAGACTCACTCCCTTAATTACTTTGACAATTACATCACCGACAAATTCTATCTTGTCGTTAAACAAATTCAAGTGTTTACCCAATGTATTTAGAGCCGCTTGCGCGTCGTATGGTTCAACTTCGATAGTATGCGTCTCGGTCTCAACACCGTCAGCGGAAAGGGTCGTGGCTGTTCTCATCTTCACCTTTTTGAGCAAGTGAGTAATGCCCATTTCTTTGGCTTTGTTTAGGTCGACCGAAAACGCCATATTGCCAATATCAAGAAAGTCACCAATATCACTTCTGGCAATATCCGAAAGGCGCTTTAATACTTCGTCTGCGCCCATCGCGGATTCTTTCATACGCTCAGCGATACGGCTCTGAATACCAACATTTGCTAACAAACGCGGCCCGATAACATTTGACTTGCCAGTATAACCCGCTTGACGCGCCGCCTCGCTTGCATTCCAGGTAGTAAGATAAGCTTCAACAAAACGCCGTCGCCTGGGCGACAATGTTCTCGCCTTCGCCTCTCCCGCGTCGTAACGTTGCTTTGGCTCGGTCATTTCTTATACCATTCCTTACGCTCGAACATCACGAGGTCTGGGTCACGCGCGTCCTTCCAGTAATCGCCATACAATAACCAGGAGCAGAGAG